TGTATCACGCAACTTAGAGCCACCTTGATAAGCTAACTTTACGCTAGTATCAAACTCTGTACGTGCTACATCAGATAAGAACTTTGACATAGTATTTCTCCAAAAAGAAAATAAATAATAATAAAAACTAATCTATTTGCTTTACACGTAACCCAAAAAGAAGGGAGTGCTGAAACAAACAACAAACACTTCCGGCCTTTCGGGTATCGGAGAATACTATGGATTATACGCCACTAATAGATAAAATCAATGACCGTGCATACGACCTATCATTTGCCTAACTTCTTCACGGTATGACTCGGAGTAGTTATACATAACCTTGCCGTTTTCATCTTTCTTCATCATGGCGCTATCAATGTCGTGTTGAGTAACTGCGCTCTGTGTAGATGCAGAGCTAGTCGGTAATTGAGCCGCAGACGTAGAAGAGATTAACGCCTCTACTAATTCAACAGTTTTGGCGTTATTAATAACATCTTTAAACTCTTCGTACTTGTCGCCGAGATTGTTCTTCATATACCCGTCGATGTTATTTAGCCTATCATCAGCATTAGGGCCGAGAGCTTCCATCTCCCTCTCTACATCAAATTCAGCCTTAGCCTCAAAGATAGAATTGCCTAGCGACAATAGCTCGCCGTGCATTTCTTGACTCATCTGCCCTTTAGCACCAAGCTCATTCAAAGTTTTAACGAAAGTATCTTCACCGTCTAAACCTTCTGGCAATTCATAAGCTTCTGGCGCACCGGTAAACCCACCGAAACGCTTTTCTAATTCTGTATAAGCCTTAGCTTGATCTGCTACAGACTTGTACTTGTCTGCTTTAAAGTATTCTGGTGCTTCACCTTCACCGTTAACGCCCTCTGACCACGAGAATGTAGATTGCACTTCTGTTGACTCTGTTGCTGTTGATTCTTCGCTAGTACCCGTTTCTGTGGATAGCATTGATTCACTCATATTAAGGCCGCTCTTTTTAGTTGATTTAAAATTTGTTTGACTACACCAGATTCACCGTTCTTATACGCCGCTTCGTAGTTAATGTTTGGGGCGTTTAACGCTGTATCGTTAGACATTATAAACGTGGTCACAAGGTGATTTAATACAAACTTGCCTTGCTCTGTTGAAAAGGTGTGGTGGTAGTTCTTAGCTATAGTTGCCTGAGCCTCTTGCGCTTCCTTTGCATTCTTCTCAGTATCTACCTTGCTATTGTTTAGTTCTTCCCAACTCATTGCGCGGCTCCAGTAGGTGCAGGTGATTGTGCGTTCATGCCAGCCTGTGCAGCTTCTGCGCCAGCCTTAATAACCGTTTCTTTTTCTGACTTAGATCGAACCAACTCAGCAGGCATCCCCGTTTTTTCAGCTACCCATGTGCCAAAGTCCTCAAGCTTAAACGCCATTTTAGATTGGTCAGGGCCAGCAGTATTAAGCACAAACTCAACCGCTTGCTGCACTGCCATGATGTCTTCCATATCCTGAGAGCGTGCCAATGGGCTGGTGAACTTAATATCAACAGCCTTGCCATCAATCAATATAGGATCAATCTTCCCGCGCTTAACAAGAATGTACATTACGCGCTTGAGAGTAGGCACAAGTATTTCAGTCTGTAATCGTCCGTATGCACTACCAATACGTTTAGCTAACTCTCTTGCTTCCATAGCAATCTCAGTAGCAGACCGAACTGGGCCTTCTGGATCACGCAAGTCATTAAACAATGATTTCTTAATAGCACCCTGAAGTTCATTAATCTCAAACAATGACAGTTCTACACCACCACCAGTGTCTAATCGCTGTATAGACGGGTTAGATGAATTATTCGAGCCAACAGGCAATACAACACCCGGAGCTATTGTTAGATTGTACGGGTTAGTTACGCCATCATCAGTAGCTGTCCACATTCCAGCAAGCTCAATAGCCGCTCTTTGCAATACAAACTCTTTGGCTTTATTGAGAGACTTAACATCAGGCAATACCATGACAGCAGGGCCGCGACCACGAACTTCTCCACTCGTCTTAGCATAACGACCAGTAACAAACGGGCTGCTATTCTCGTATGACTGATCCCAGCTTAAAGTACTTTCGTCATCCACCCAAACAACGCCGTGATAAACTTTATCTTTTGGATCGTATACAACGCCCTCAGTACAAGCTATGTCGCCGTCAGGGTCTTTGTCGATCTTATCTTTGATAGACTTAGATGCCTTAAATCCGCGCCAGGTACGCTCAATATTACGGCCTTTAATCTTATGTTTGCGCCAATGGGATTCAACGCTACCTTGCGGCCCCTCTTCAAAACCTATATGTTTTTGAGGAATAGAATGAAAAGAGAATGGCATCTCCATATCATCGGTATTCTCCTTAATCATCATTGTGCCTGTGCCTATAAGCACATCGAGGGCCATCTCATAAAACTGTGTAGCGAAATTTGAGCGGTTAATGTAATCGAATACTATCTCCGTCTGCTCTTCCAGCTTCTTGCGTATATCGTCCTCGTCAATCTCACCGTCACCAGCTTTAATATCACGCTTCATTTCCTCGGCTAACTCTATCGCTGCCCACTTAGCCCATATAGGCGCTATATTTTCTTGCAGCTTAGATGCGCCTAACTGAATAGCAACCGATGCGGTTGAGTCGAATATTAAATCCATCTTTTTCTGACCTGTATCATCACGGTCAAATAGATTTCGATTAGGCAGAAAGTACTCGTAAGCGTCAGACAACAAAGATTCCCACTGAGATTCAGTAGAGAATGCTTTCTTTGCTCTCGCTTTTAAGTCGCGGATGTTTCCAAGGTTTTTAGGCAGTGACATTATTTTTTAACTCGCTTGATTAACCCCGAGCCAGTTACAGCATTGCCGAAAGCGCCACCACCAGAAGATGTAGCATCCTTTTTGGCTGCGCTTGGCGGCTTAATTGCTTCTTTTGCTGCTTTCTTTGGCCCATCACGTAGTAAGGACTGCTTACCGATCTTATTGCGAGCCAAAGCCTTTAAACTCTTCTCACTCTTGCCTATCTCTTCGTCTAACTGACGGGCTTGTCGCTGCTCAGTCGCTACTTCCTGACCTGTTTTCTCTGCTTTCTGTGGTTTGCTTCCTAATGACATTTTGTCGCCTCATATAGTTAAGTAATTGCCAAGGGGTTAGTATTAGCGGATTGTATATTCCAGCTATCCGCTTAAGGTATCCCACGCATGTAGGAATGAACGGTACAACACTAAAACTATCAATCTCTATAAGCTGATAGTATAAACCTTTTGGCAGCTCTTTGGTAATAAACAGCTCAAGCCCTCTTGACGTGTAATCGCACACTATCCATTGCCCGCTATCAGCCACGCATAGAAAGCAGTGATTAACCTCATTCAACCATCGTCGTGACCAGTGATAATTCTCATTGGTATAAACTATTGCCGCTACCTGCCCCATAGATTTACATTAACCTTAGCCGTATGAACTCTTGATGGAGGCCTACCCGATACCATTCTTTCAGACCAACCAAGCGCTAACGTCTGTAGAGCATCAGCACCATTAGATGCCCAGTTATGGTTAGGCTTATCCCTAAACATTTTAGTCTTGTCGTCCCATTCATACGCATACTCACTTAAGCACGCCAACCCTAACTCACAACGGTTCTCATCTATCCATAAACGGGGAAATATTTTTCTTACTGCTTGATGCCCGTCAGCTTTTGCTTTTGGCCTCTGTATTGTTCTGAAAATAATACCCATATCTCGCGCAGTATCTTTCCTACTCTTGCCGCTCATTAACTCTCTAACCTCGATATCGTGAGGGGCTAGATGCTCACCATATTTGATCTCGTGCTTTGTTTTAAATTCGCTTAAGTAGTTCGCGTAGTGATCCATGCCGTGATTATGGTTTTCATAGTAGTGAATTAACCGAACCTCTTTACCTGTAGCCTGAAAGAACCATATACTCATCGCATCCGATATGCCTAAATCCCATGCTGTATGCACTTGCAGGTTAGGCTCAATAGGAACGAAGCCGACACGACTATCTTTGTATGCTGTAGACATTTGACGACCATAAATAGCGCCCGCTATCTGAGCTTCAAACGAACAGAAGTACTCTTGTTGTATCTTCTCTTCACTCATCCCCTCGTCACGCTCAGCCTGTATAACCTCTTCACTGATAACGGGGAGTCCATTCTCACGCTTAGTATTATCGACCGTAAGCATTTCACAGAACCAATCAGGGTTTTTCTTTGCCATATTATATAGCGAATAGCCGTGATTCTTGCCTCGTGACGTGTAGATGAAGATAGCCCAGCCACCGTTCTCAGCTAACATAGGTCGTATGTAGTCCCACGCATTAGGATCACATAGCGACCACTCAGAGAATACAACGCCTACAGGGTTTGAACCGACCAACGAATCATAGTTATCTGAGCCACATAATTGCCACGTGGATTCATTCTTTAACTCTATGAGCATTTCTTGCTGTGATGATCTTTTCCGGATTGATTCAGGGAATACCTGCTTTAGTATCTTGCGGCCACTACCGTCAATACCATTCCAGATAGCCTTTCTTGCTTGCGTCTGTTTGGGGAATAGATGCCAGTAGTTGCCAACACGATCAAACATCGTCTTAGCTGTGTAATTCAATACGCTAGAATCTTTACCTGCTCGCCTATGCCATACCAAGCAAGCCCTCTTTACATCGCCATTGTCCATAGCTTCAAAGAAGGGGAGCTGATGCGGTCTAGGCGACCAATCATTTGGTAGTGTTACTTGCATAAGATATAGTCTTTATGATTATTTCGCCGTTATCGCCATCGCCACTAACCTCTAACGCTTTAAGCTTAGGCGTAGTGTATTGCGCGATCTTATCCCATGCGTCAATAGATGACTTTAAGTCGTCTATATCCGATACGTCAGAAGTTTGCTCATGTATGCGAACAGCCTGTTCTGCCATTTTCATAATAGGGTCAAAGTCTTCACCGTACATGGCTTTCAGGCGATTAGTCAGGAAGTCTTTGTTCTTGTTTGATGCGTTCTTTGGTCTTGCCATAGTATTATACTACTAAGTTATTGATAGAGTTACGTTATAACATAACGTTTTTGACGGGTTATTCATTAACTTCTACCTCTTGGATTTGATCCACACTAAGCCCTTCGATTAATAGGCCGCATGTACCGCATTGAATAAGGCTGCTTTTCTCTGGGGAATTCCCATTCAATAATTCAACATTATCCGCGTAAAGTTGTTCGCATATCTTCGGCATAGCATGTAGATAGAACGCAGTCTTCCCGCACCCTTCTTCATGTATGTACGCCAACTTAAGCTTTGCATATATAGTGTCACCATCAAGATTAATTAATCTATGCTCCCCCCATCCATACTTTGACGATGAACAAACCTCATTATGCGGGTTAACTACGCCTTTCATAGGTTAGACTCCCCTACAGCGTAAGCTATATCGTCAATTAATTTTGTGTATGCTGTACGTATGATTATTACATCGTCGCGTAACTTTTCGAGTTGATGCCTAGCTAGTCGTTCGCTCTTCTCTACCCGGTAACGTTCAATCTCTGTGAAGCCTGCCTTATCGGTGAACTTAGTAGGAGCAAAGTATTTATGCTCACCTATCATTACACCGACCTTTCCGCCGTCGATAAAGAATACTGGGTTTGGCTTACTCATTATAAAGACCTCCACACGCAAGCGAGGATAACGAGACTACCTAATTCAGGGGGGAGTAATACTATTGCCGCTAGGATTAATGGCAGCATGTAAGGTAGTTGTTTGTACTTGTGACTTTCTTGATTAGGGCCATTCATCATGGGTATCCTTATGTGATTAAATTAATGCGAAAAGCAGGGGGCCACCAACAAAAGCGGTTATAATTAAAAAGGCTACAATTATGCGTATAACACTAATCCCTTTGCTGCACTCTTCTTTCTTGTTTGGGGTCATATTGGTTTGCCTGTACATTAATCTAAATCTGGAATAATCGACTTTGGCAAGCCTATGGCCGATGACATCTTGTTAAGCATATCAACTACAGCCCGTAAATCCTTCTCTAGCTTTTCGATTCGATCTTTGTCGTTCTTTTGTCGTTTTGGCTTATCTGCTTTCATTTTATCTGCAACCAATTCATCAAACTCGCCTAACGCTGCCGCTGTAACTTCATTACTCATATTAACCCCTTTGCTTATTTGAAATAATTCAAACCTGTTAGAACCACAACCGTTAACATCAACAACGGGAAGCCGATCTTATCCCATAGATTTTTACTGTTTGACTGATTCGACTCTACTGTAGTTAATCTATTTGAGTGGTCCAAAATTGTCTTGTTAAGCTTTTGCCCCATCTCTTTCTGGGTTGTCTCAAGCTTACCAAACATCTCGCTACTATGATCCATTGATGTAGCCAACCTGCTTAACTGAATAGCCACATCATTTAACGGCTTAATAACATTGTCATAGGCCTCTTTATGGTTTGCGTCTACTTTTTTGTGTAGGTTCACAATATCTTCGTGCATACAACCGTTTCGCTATATAAATGGGTACAGGGGCCGCGCTAAGACAAAATATCATTAGCTCGGAGTTCAATACCACCCATTCTATCATAAGTCACCGTCATTACTAGAAAAGTCAATAGCGAGTACATGATAACACTGTAGTTACCATAGAAAACACTGTCACTTATTATAACGCCCCGCTCCATCGCTGTATCTTCCATAGCGAAGAAAAAATAAGCAGTGATATATAAAATGTAAGCATATACTGACGCTAAGGATGATTTATGTGCCAAGTAGCAGAATAGTATTGCTATATATGCGTAAATTATGGCTTGATAGTTAAAATAAATATCTAGATACGCATTAGTGTAGATGGTTATAGACTCAATCAATATAACGAAAGCGCACGCTGTTAGCGATTCAACCCTGCTTTTGCCACATAAAAACATGATGACAACCGCAAATATCTCGACGAGAGGCGTATCTTCAATCATTTTTTAACTACGCGCGACTTTTTCTTTTTTGGCTTGGTCATTGCTGCTCTCCTATTTTGTGATTTTCTTTAACTTCTCAAACGTTCGTAGCGAGCCAATACCCAATAATCCACCCAGCACAGGCATCATAACCGATAAATCAGCTTGCGGGATTATTACACCAAAACCTGCCGCTATAGGGGATATTAAAAAGTTTACCGCTAACCCTGTTACACATACATAACCCGCTAATGGTCGCCAGCTAGACTGAAACCAATTACCTTTAGCATCTTCTGTATTTAATTTTATCTGAGCTAATGATAACTCTTGCGCGTGATTATCTGCCAACGTAGCGATATCGAAAGCTAGTTTTTGTCGTACATCTGCATCGGGTACAAACTTGTCGATGATAGTTGATATGGGTGAAATTAAGCTTTCAAATATACTCACGACCTATTCTCCTTCCAGTTTAAATACTCACTATACGGATCAATGATAGCGCACATTATAGATGTAAATACTATTGATGCGATTAATGTGGTCATAACTTAAACAGCTTTGTTAGAGCTGCTGCAAGTGTAGACTTCCACCAAGGGTATGCCGGTGGATTCTCTATACAGTAAGCGTAATCTCTTGCGTGCCAATACTCATCTTTCGACGGCACTTTCCTTCCCATAGTGGCTTGAGCCTCGCAGAATCTCATGTATTCTTGCGCTCTCACTGCATTACATAACTCAGCTGCTATAAACGGCCCACAAATCATATATCCCCCTATTGTTAAGCTGCTTAGATTGAGAGCGCTAGGATGCCTTTCGAATGACATCATACACCTCACGTTAGAGATCATGGTGCGCTCACCTAAAGGTTAATTTATCTAGAATTTTCACCTTTAAGCTTTCCACTAGCTTTGCCTATTAAGCTACCAGCGCTCTCATCTAAACAACCTACATCAACCAAGAGTGCCGAGTTCATATCTCGAACGTTTACCGTGCAATCAATTACGCGGCCTGCATTACTCTTGGTTGTATTATACCATTTTCGTAACGCCAAGAAAATGGTCGCTACCCCCAATCGCATATCTGTTTTGATTTAATAATGATCTGGCCGTTTTGACCATCCATCGCCGCCATAAATTTCTTCATCGTTTTACCGCTATTCAATACAGACCATAAACCCTCATAAAAACCAAGACTATCGCCAAATCCAACGCAACCGACCACATCATTCATATTGTTCGCTATGTGCATTTTAATTAGTGATCTATCTGGAACATCCATTATCTCATAAGCAGGATAGCCGCCTCGGTTATACATGCCAAGCTCGATACCATACGCGCCCTCTGGAATACATGACTCACGCGCTTTATTGTCTAACCAAGGCCGCTCAACGGTGTAACAAAAAAAATCATCAACGGTTAAAACGCCAAACGTTCCCATTGGTGAATAAGCGAATCGCTCTAAAAGTACTTTTTTCATAGTTCAGCCTTTTTCATATTGATGAGTATTTCTATCGTTTGAAGTGCTACACCTGATTTTACCATTGACTGAGAGCAGCGATACACATTCCAGCCCAATCTCATTGCGTGATCGTACTTTTCCAAATCACCCTCTATACCCTTGCCTGTCTGATGCCTTCCTAGCTTCATAGAGCCGTTTTTATTCTTGCCATAGAAAGTTATACCCTCGACTTCAATCGCCAGCATAAGCTCAGGGATTGCGAAATCAAAGCGCCATCGTCGCGTAGGGTGAAACCTATGCTCGCTAACAAAATCAATACCTATAGCTTTAAGCTGAAAAGCCATCAATTCCTCTACTTTGCTCATATCAACTCCATGCACTGACTAAGTAAATCATATTGACTACCATAATTACGCTCAAATTCCGCCTTGTTGCCATGTAGTGTAAACCACCGCTTTGGGTTTTGATTGTCTACCCCTTGATGATGTGGGTAGCACAAAGGCAATACTTTACAATGCGCATTTGGCTTTGTTCTGCCGTCAATATGATGTATCGATACCTCGTGATTCTCAATACCGTTGTTTAAGCACACAATACAACCTATCTCAGCGATTTTATTCTGGAATATGATATCTGCTGTGGTTCTTGTCTTACCCTTCACCTATCACCTCCCAACTCTTAAAATTATCGTTATATTTAATCTTACTGCGCTTTACCGTTACAGGCTCATGCGTTGGTAGGTCGACCATTACCCACCACCTAGACATTGAGCGAACCTTGCCGCTCCAAGGTGCTGACAGGTTTAATATTTTATCACCTGCTTTAATTTTCACGCTGCGTTCTCTTTGGCTGCAATGTACTCAATCCCGCTACTGTCACAGTAATGCTCTAACTGTGTTATGAATGCCTCGATCTCTTCCCTGTTGTAATTTGCCAGTGATGTTAGATCGACAAGCCTTTGACCTGTGATGAAGCAAGTATGAACCCTGAATAGCCCAAAATTACTCTTCATTATGATCTTGGTAGCTTCGACGCTTCTATCCTGCTCAATAGCGATAAACTTAATAATACCGTGGGCGTACTTAACCTGTTTGTAAGTCTTCTTCGGCTTAAACGGCTTTACTTCAACCTCTATCGGCTTTATGTAATCCATTGCTAATAGCTCGCCGCAAAATGCAGATGCTTGAACCCTGTTTAAGAATACCCTTTTCATTACTTTACCGCTTTAAGTCTCTGCTCATGAAATAGAATATCTTGCTTGGCAAGGCATCCAAGCATCACAATCTCAAACCGCTCAGGCTTATTGTTGTGCATATCGACAAGCGTTGATCTTGCCCAGCCCATATCTACGGCCTGTTTTAGATTCTTTAATCCCATTAATTTTGCTTTCTTTGCTGCTGTCATATCACTATTAACTCTCTTTTATGCTTTCGTTGTCACTGTAATCATAACCACTAACCCACTCTTCCCACTCTCTTGCATTCCAATATCTTTCTTTGTACCAGTGAGAAAAGCAGTTGCCGCAAATTATATGCCTATTTTGCCCAATGCCGTTGCTCAAATCCCTATGAGAAGGCGATGGGCAACAACTACGGATTAAGCTGTCTTTTTCGCCATCCATTTGTTTGCTCCGGATAATGTTTTAAACGTCTTGCTTTGGCTAAATGTCATAGCTGTAAAAGTACCATCCCTATTCTTACTAATACCTTTTGAAAGAGTTTCATTGTTTCCAGTGCTTATTGTTTTCATTTTATTTCTCGCTGTTTCTGTAGTTGATGTAAAGAATTATACACGAGACTCGGCACTATACAAGTATTGTTATCGTATTTCGTTAAATATATTTATACTGCCCTTTTACCGTATCTACTGCGAAACTCTGCTTCGCTAACCCCTTGGCCAAGCAAATACTCCGCTATTGTTATTTCGTACAACTTTAAAATTCTTTCTACATGCTCACTGTTTTCATTGCTCATGCTGCATTCCCCACCAATGGCATAGTCATCCAGTTTTTACGCACGCTTGCCGATCCGATAATTTGCAGCTCTACATCCAATTCAATGCTTCCCGCAGCCGCTAGCGTTCTTAGATTGGTTTTTAACGCTGTCGTTTTTATCCCCATCTGAGTACCAAGCCATCTATTCGACGGCCAGCACGCGTTAACCTCGTAGTATTTGGTGATTGCTTTTAGCGTTTTCTCTCTTGCACACATTGCTTTTGACATTATTTATCCTCTATGCTGTTTTTAGTATTGACATTGAATACCAATTTATTTTTTGTTTTTTCTCTGCAAATGTCGGTATATGCAGAACTGCTTGTATCTTGCTATCGTAATGCTCGATTAAACCCATAGTTTTAAGCCTCTCAAGCCGAGTTGACACGCAACCTGTAGTAACGCCTAGTATTTCTGCTATCTCTCTACGTATTGGATAACGGGCGTTCTCAGCGAAAAAATTAGCAATACAATCTAATGTTTCTTTTTTGCCTTTCATTGTTACCTCTTCTGTGTAGTGTTATATTTTTCTACTGCCTTAAAAAATCCAGCCATTAGGAAATCCTGCAAATAGCATAGAGCCTCTTGATTCTCATAATCATAATTAACGCCGATATGATTAAGTAGGCACATTGCAGCATGATTTAACTCATGGGACATACACTGAATAAATAAGTGGTTATAAAAATCACCCCATTCATCACTAACTAAAACATAAATATACTGACCACATTCAGACGTGCAGAAAAGATTTTCTTTGTCTGCGGCTTTGTGTAACTTTTTAAATTCCTCAAATGTAGTAACTATGACAACGGTAAAACTATAAATATCTACATCTAACCTCACTTTCATTGTTACACCCTATTAGTTATAAATATTTACTTAAGCAGCCATCACAATAGCAACCACTCTCTATATCTGCTTTTCCCCCGCATTCCCGACAGTGCGTATTTTTGTTTTTTTGCCTGCCAAATATCCATTCCTTAATTTTCTTAATCATAAATCCCCCTATAAATAATATTCTTTAACTCTAGTGTAGCCACCAAAGCGCGTTTTAACCCGTTTCCAGCGATCTTTGAACTCAAAGCCCACTTCTCTCAACTCGCTCATTCTTTTGGGCAGGTCAAGTATTCCTAGCGTCTCACGTGCATCTAAGCTGGTAATCTTGAACCCAGCCTCTAAGTGTTGCTTAACTTGTATTTTCTGGTTCATTACTTACTCCATGATCTATTTTAATCTTAGTCCAATAGCTGCTAACGCCTCGTCAATCTCGCTTAAGGTTTTTTTCCCCGCGCTAGGTAACTTAGTTATTTCGTACCGCTTCATGCTGCACAATTCGCTTATCGTATTAATCCCACCATATTTCATTACGCTCCCAGCTCTAGCACTAAGCCCTAGCATGTGAATATCTGAAGTCTCTTCCGTTATTGTTTCAAGCTTTATTAACTTATGTAGGATATCTAAAGCCAGCCTTATTGAGGTGTCATCCAATAAATCTACTGTTAAGTTACTCATTTCACCCACCCCTTATCTATCAATCGTTGTTGTTGTGTTGTTAATTAGCCCATGAATTATCTGTTAGCTGCTTTGATATAGGCTGGTCACGTGTTCGCGTGCTGTCGTGTTCAATAGTGTGGCCATGCTGCTTGCTTGGTTTCATCCATTCAGCCTTAAACGACTTCCAGCCTCGCGACTCCCACTCATCAAGTATTTGATCAATAGTAAATCCAAGGCCGTACGACTTGCCAAACTCTTTTGCTAATGCGTTTACGATTCGCTGTGTCATTTTCGCCGTTTTCGCAGATGAAGCGTTTTTTGTTCTTATCCGCTTAATCTCGTCAAGATAACAATGCGAGAGGTTTAATATTGAATAGTCGATATTCTCTACTACTACGGCTACTGCCTTTTTAGCCGCTGGCTTTTTCTCGCTAACTATCCCAGTGGGTTTATTGAAATACTGATTTAACGCGGTAGAGACGCACCATGTATGGGTGCGCCCCTCTTCTTCTGCTGCTGAATGTATCTTGTCTAGTAATTCTGAATCTAGGCGGTACGTGGCTTTAATCTTCATGTGTATGTCCTTTGCTGTATTGTGCCATACATACTATATGGGTTATTTGTTCTTTGCAAGGGGTTAAGAGTCAATTATTATATAAACGCACCACAAAACAAAAAATACGATAGCTACATGAATTAAGACCTCGGTCACACCAGTCTGTTTTTCTTCTCTCATATCATTTACCTTTATTTTTAATGCTTAGCATTGATATTTGACTAATCAGCAGATACAGAGTCATTTGAATAGTCAGTGCCGAATCTTTCTCCACCGAAAATGAGTTAACAATGAAAAGAATTGCTGCAAGTACTGCCCAGAAAATAGCATTCTTTATTCGAAAGTTATCAGACATATTATTTACCTTTGTTTAGTTATAAGGGGTCTAAGATAGGCTCTTAGTGACCTATTGGATCACCTTAGCTTAACTTGTTATTTATCGTATCAATCTTAAAACAATTCTTATCAGAGCATAGTTTATAGACTTACGGGTCTGACCTGCCATAAAAGGCTTTCTGTCACATGAAGGCTCTGTTTAATGCAGCGCGTGAGATACATCGCAACTACATACACCCCTATCATCCACCTAACCGAAGTTAGACTTTGCCTTGAGTGTTTCCACTGGTTGGCTGGTGCAATTGCTTTAAGGTGGCTTAATTTGCCTATTATCGTTTAAGGTTTGAGATAGGTTTCGTTTTGTTCGGTGTAAACCTTTACTGCATCAAATGTACCGAGCAATAAGGCGGGGAGGGTATAAGCTGTTTAGAATAGACATCTGCACCCGCTTACCCGTGCGGTATATTCGACTGTAGGTCGCTTGGGATTGACCATGCAGATATCTAATTTAAACAGCCTATGTGCTTTAGAAAGGGTGTGCCTGCAGCACATGACTAATTTAGTGTTAATTGGGCACAAATTCCCAAACTACAGGCACAAAAAAGGGCTATTTAATAACAAGCCCGGTTGGAAAAGGCGTTCGAAGTCAGTAGAAAACTAGCCTCCGAACCTGTTATTAAATAACCCTAACCAACTTCAAACTTTCTAAAGACGTTTCCACACGCCTTACTACGTTTACTATTTTACTATACTAAACAACCATTTTCAACAATACGTTGACTTTATTAAAACTTAGACGAAAAAAAACCAAGATGGTTTAGTTCTTGGCTTGTCTTGCTGATTACCTTAAGTCGGTAAATTATCTTATTACTACTGCGCCTACTTTGCAAGTGCTAATTACCACACCCCAAACCAAACACCAGTGCCGTGAATAATCCCAATGGGGAAGAACAGCGCCCCAGCTATTAAGAATCCCCAGCTTTTAATCATTAGGCAGTAGATCACATGGGTTAACCATGACGATATAGCCCACAATACAATAATAGAACCTGCGTTATCACTTAAAACTTCTTTAATCTTGTTCATATATTACCCCTTTATACTAAGTTGTTTAATGATTCGCAAGCCTGCGTTTTCAGCTTTAAGCCTAGATGAATACATCTTTTCTGATATCAGCCAGCTGCTACGATTATCTATGGCTATCTTATATCGCCACTTGACTATAGGATTGTTAAATGCGCCCCGCTCTCGCTCACCTTCGATTGTCCGTAACTCCATAACCCTACCCCTAAATCTTCGCATACTTCAAATGGTTAAGTTCGCTTGCTAACTCTTTGCTTTCTTTAAGCTTGTAATAGTTCTCTCGCCTGATGCGCCTTACAGTTAGGTCACGCGCTTCAATACCTTGCTTTGCTAATGTAGTGCAAGTCTTGCATGTATCGCTGTGTCCGTCCTCGTTAGCTGGTACGCGCTTGAAATTAATCAAGGGCTTAGGTACTGTGCATATTCCTGAATCGCACATTTTAGTTAGTAATGCCTCGGGGCTGAATAAACTCATAATATAAATCCTGTAGCGCGTGCAATGCCGTAACCGACGATTATTAGCAGTATAAATATTACTACTGCTAGACCTGTTATTAAAGTGTTGAACTGGTTAAACCATTTCATATTATTCTCCACTAATGGTTGTTATGTTAAATGCGAAAACTATTATAAAACTCAACTGCTTCCGCTAGCTCATTGCGGCTGTAAGAAGCTCTAGTTTCACGCTTTCCATTTAAGTAATTCACTCGATAATCGCCATCTAAAGGGGAAAAGCTTAAACTTTTCTTCTCATGGCTTCTTGAATTAATACTGCTGGCGACAACAATGCTTGAACTCATTGCCGTAATAACATCCTGAATAGTTAAATCAGCGCTCACAATCATTCTCCCCTAGCGGCTTTGCGCTTGTCTCGATCCATCTCTAATCTCATTGCATCCCTTACGATTACACTATAAGAGTTGCCGGTTTTCACCTTCTTCGCGTCAAGCCATTCGTGCAGATCGTTTGGTATCTTCAATGGCGCTAATATATGTGACATATTTTACTTCTCCGGTTAAGTTGCAACCACTTTACCATGGGCTTATATATAATTGCAATATATAAATATATATATCTTTTATATAATTAAATGTTGACGGTATCAAATTAATCCTCTACTATGTGTACAACAAATCGCAAACAGCAGAACGTAATGAACCTATTAGAAGAATATAAAACAAGCGATGTAGTAGGTTTCAGTTTTAGCCATAAAGACTACTTAAGAGAGGGAAAGATTATGTTAGATCACTTATTAGATGAACCCGAAGCAATCATATTGCATTGCATGGATTGCCTTCCATCACAAATAACCGACATTAAAGAGAATGGTATTCTAGAGTTTGGGGATCGGCGCGTGATATTGCGAGGCGACCAGCTTTTGGCTTGGCTTACTGATGAGAATTTAAATGTTCATAGCACATTAATAGATGCGCCTAATTGTTTTTGTCTCGCTATACATGATCATAGTGACGTGTGGAAAGCGACATTTTACGTTAACGACGAACCTGTGGAGCTATCATTATGAGCATCTGCAAGAAAGGCGATATAGTAGTGATGAACACAGATAGGTTAGGTAAATACTATATAGGTGAGCAGCTAACTTATATTGGCACACATTTGAACGACTGCTCTATGCTAAAAAACATCCACAACCACTACTGCACCGCACCTAACGATTCATTTGATTTACGCGACAAGTCTGAATTTGAGATTGACGAGCTTATCGAGGTTAGTAATACCGAAGAGTTTTTCATCGTAGAAAAAGTCTATTTTGTTGCGGATGCTTCAAAAGTTAAATCTTACGATGGTGATTATCCTATTGTTACCGCAAGCGATATGGGGACGATTCAGAATTACAAATATGCGCGTAAATATGTAGAGAAAACATATACGATTAAACATGACTGCATTGAATACCCGGCAACAAAAGAGCAATACGACAGATACCAAGCGCTTATAACGGAGGTTACTTCATTTTGAACATAATTAATAAAATACCACGCGCAATAGGTATATTGATCATCGTTTCTTGCTTTCTTGTTGCGGGGACAATGGACTACGAAGATCAAAAAATAAACGAGCAAATCGAGGTGGGGAAATGAGCGAATTAATGAAAGTATGGGATAGAGTCGATAAGACCGATCCAGCTTATACAAAAAGAGTGACGCAGCGCGGCGGGTTTACTGCGATCGACGCGATGTACCAGACCAAGAAAGCAACCGAAATATTCGGCATGTATGGCAAAGGATGGGGTTTATCACAAACAAAATTTAATCTCGAAATACTGGAAGCCACCGGAATGATTGTGCATGAAGCTGTGTTTTTCTACGTGCAAGACGATAAGCGGTATGAGTTCCCTATTCATAATGCAATTAAGCCAATGATGGGCGCTAAGTCAGACGAAGATTGGCCGAAAAAAGTAGAGACGAACACTATCAGTAAAGCATTGTCTCGTCTTGGCTTTTGCGCCGATGTGTTTATGGGTGACTTTGATGATCAAGACTATGTTCAAGACCGAGCTAATGAGGAAGCTATGGCAAAAGCCCAAGATAAGGACTCAGAGGCACTAAAACAGGCTCAGGAGTACGATAAGTGGTTTTCTGATCACATGACGTTTGTCCAGACGGCTGTGTCCATGAATGAGCTTATAAAGGTTTTTAACCTAATGGTGCGCCGATGTAAAAGCAAAGCAGATGATAAATCAATTATTAAAGTAACTCGCGCTAGAGATAAGCGAAAATTAGAGCTTGAGGAGAAAGAAAATGCAACTTAGAAACATAACAGGCCAGTATTTAGAATTGTGCAATATGGCAAGCGATCCAGAGTCAGAGCTAACTCAGGAGTCAATAACCGACACGCTGGAGGCTATCGAGGGTGCTTTCAATGATAAGGCGGTTTCAGTAACTCACGTAATTAGTGAAATGTCTTTAGATATAGAAAAGATAGATTCAGAAATTGAGCGACTACAGAAACGAAAAAAAGTGATCCAGAACCGAAATGATAACATCAGGGATTACTTAAAGAACAATATGATTGCGCTGGATATTACTAATATTAAGTGCCCGCTGTTTTCTATTACTTTAGCAAAAGGGCGTGATATTGTCAGCGTTTACGATGAGGACGCAATCGACTCTGAATACCTAACGGTAAAAACAAGCATTACACCAGACAAACGGGCAATAATGCAGGCATTAAAGGGTGATCCCGACAGCGTAGAAGGTGCAACACTAATTAAATCAGAACCATCATTAAGAATTAAATAAACCAGAGGAATACAGCATGTTAACAAAATTAGTAAGAATAGGCCGTGACGCAGAACTTAAATATTTAGCCACTGGCACGGCAATAATGAGCTTTCCCGCCGTGTATGATATAGGGTTTGGCGACAAGAAAAAAGCCCAGTGGATTGAGTGCGTAATGTTTGGTGATCGCTGCACTAAGGTTGTAGAGTATATAGCGAAAGGAAAACAAATAGTTATTTATGCTGATGACGTGGGTATTGATGAGTGGGATAAGCCGGATGGTAGCGGAAAAGGGTTTAAACTTAAATGCAAGCTGGTGAGCTTTGATTTCGTTAGTAATGGCGAGGGTGGCGCAGCAGCACAGCAACAAACCCCACAGCAGCGACCGCAAGCACCACAACAGCCGCAGCAATACCAGCAAGCACCACCGCAAAATCAGCCTATGGGTGTTAGTCAGCAACATATACCGCTGCACCCAAAAAATGGCGAGTCTGGGTTGTTGAATGATTCATTCGATGATGACATCCCGTTTTAGCATAACCACGGCGGTTAATAGCCGCCATAATAGAGGGTAAGAAGATGATAGAAGCTATTCAGAGTACAGCAGTGTTATTTGCATTTCTAGCATTTGCATGCGTTCATTTTGATAAAGATATGAGGT